CAAGCTCGCGCAGCCCGCGCTCGCCGCCCTCGGCACCGCGATCTACGGCGTCTCGCCCCTCAGCGGCAAGCAGGAACCGGGCTCGGGGTGGAGCGCCCTGGCGCAGCTCCTCTCGCTCTCGCCGGTGTCGCGTGTCGCCGGCGAAGCCACCATCCCCGCGGGTCGCAAGAAAGGCGAGGGTGCCGGCCAGCTCCCGATCGTCGGCAGCTTCTCGACCGAACGGCAGGAGGCCCTCGACAAGCTCTCGGCCAAGTTGCGCGAAGCCGACACCGCCGAGCGCTACGTCCGCACCCTCGGCATCCCGCCGCTGCCCAAAGACGTCGGCAAGGAACGCGACTCCGCGATGCTCGGCCGGGTGCTCGGCTCGCTCCACAAGAACGGGACCAGCGCCCGCGAAGACGTCGCCTCGCAGTACGCCGACGCGATGAAGAACGCGATCGAAGAAGGCCATCGCAAGAAGGTGCCGGCGCTGAAGAAGCAGAGGGACGCGCGGCTCACGACGATGGAAGGCGAATACAAGGAAGCCGACAAGATCCTCGGCAACCTCTTCGACCGCTATGGCATCGAACACGAAAAAGAAGACCGCCTCTTCCTCCAGTTCTACGAGGAAGGCAAATATTTCGATCCCGAAGCCAACGACAACCCCTGGTCGGGGTCGACGTACGGCGGCGCGAACCCGTGGTCGTCGAGCTCGAGCAGCTCCTCGAGCTCGAACCCCTGGGCCTCGAAGTGACCGCCGGCGAGCGGGTCGACAGTCGGCTTGCCGACCTCGAAGCAACCGTCTTCGGCATCCGTGGTGAAGGCGGCCTGACCCGCGAGCTCTCGGGCCTGCGGGACGACTTCCGCGACTGGCGCAAAGAAGAGCGTGAGCGCCGCGAAGACGAGTCTGACAAACGTGTCCTCGCCGCGAGGGCGATGGTGCTGGCGCTGGGCTCTGCGCTGGTCGCCCTCCTCGCGGTGATCGTGACCCTGATCGGAATGGTGGTGATGCAGTGACCGAACCGAGCCCCAAGCCCCTCAACAGATTCGAGATCTGGACGAGCAACCACGCGGCGCCGATCTTCGGCGTGATCGCGTTGCTGATCGTGGTCGGGGCGGCCGCCGTCTTCTTCACCTACGAGAAGTCGGGCCACGCCGAAGACGAAGTGCAGATCCTCCAACCGCAGGTGACGCGGGTGAGCAAGGCGATCTGCGACAAGCAATCCCTCGACCACCCCGGCCGCGCCGAACGCTGCGCCGAACGGATCAGGATCGGGCTCGTCAACTGCCGCCACTCCCAACCCTGCCGCGCCGCCTACCTGGCGCTCGCCACCTTTCCGTCGCGTCCGGCCGAGACGTCGCAGGTGACTCGAGGCGACGGCAATCCGTCGCGTGTCGATCGAGCGACGGCGCAACCGTCGTCGCCGAGCCCCGCGACGTCGCACGGGCCCTCGGCCGACACGGGAGGGGGTGATGCCTCCCAGCCGCCGTCTAACCACGGCCATCAGCATCCCGGCCCCACCACGGGGCCGACCGAAGAAGCCACCCACGAGCCGCCGAGCGCTGTAAGCCCTTCTCCCGCGCCGGCCCCCTCACAGGGCGAATCCCCCGCAACTTCCACGGAAACGCCGGAAACAGCGCCGCAGCCCGCTCCCACGAGCCCCAAACCGTCCGGTACCGATGTTGAAGTCTGCGTCCTTGAACACACCTGCGTCGGGGTCGAAATCGGCCTCGGCGGTCTACTACCGAAGGGAAGCGAATGAGTCCCAACCAGCACGTCCACCGCGAGCTCAAGCGCGGCGACCACGGCGAAGACGTCCGCGAGCTACAGAAGTCGATCCGCGCCCGCGCGACGAAGCTCAAGCTGCCGTGGCTCGTCGTCGACGTCACCGGCCACGTCGACCCGCGCACGGAGAACGCCGCCAACCTGATCCTCTTCGCCCTCGGCGACTACGGACCCAACCTGCGGCGCATCCGAGGTCACCACGAGATCTCCGAATACGCGCAGCGCCTCCTCCGCGGCACCCGCCGGCGCAACCCGGCGAAGGTCGCCCTGGCGGTGAAGCGCAAGCCGGAGGTCCGTCGCTGGCGCAAGGCCCACGAAGACCGCACGCCGGTCACGGTGAAGTCGGCGATCAAGGGCCTCTTCGTGCTGATCGGCAAGGGCATGGCCTACGTCTTCGGGGGCGGCCACATGACGCCGGCGGACGGTGGGCCTGGCGACTGCTCGTGGCTCGCCTCGTGGCTCTGGCAGCACTTCGAGCCGGCGCTCCCCACGGGCACCACGTTCACCCTCGCCGAAGCCGGCGTCGAGGGCTTCGGTCGCATCTTCTCCCTGATGATCAAGAACATCGCCGGGGAGCCCGACGAATCGCATGTGATCGAGCGGTGGGAGTTCACGATCGCCGAGGCCGCCGAGCTCAAGATCGAGCAGCACCGTTGCGACGACGGCTTCTTCTACACGGAGTGCGGCGGCTCCGACAACCCGACCGCCGGTAACGGGCCGACGTTCTTCACCCCCGGCCTCGGCATGGGTCTGACGCTCGAGGCGCGGCTCGCCGAATTCTCCATCCACCGCCACCCCGAAGGGTTCTGATGAAACGACTGATCGGCTACATCGGGGACCGGCTACAGGCCGCCTTCCCGCCCAACCGCCTCGCGATCCTGCTCGCCGGCCCGATCACCGCCGCGTCGGTGTGGGTGTCGGGCACGGTCGCCTCCAACGTCCCCGGCGTGAACCTGCCGGTCGGCGTCGTCGCCGGCGTCATGGGTGCGGCGGCGTTGATCACGATCCGTCTCCTCGATCGCTGGTTCGACCAGTGGCAGAAGGGCGAACCGATCAACGTCGACGGCGACCTCGAGCAGGCCCTCGACGAACTGGCCGACTCGCCCGACGTCCACACCCTGTACGCCTCGTTCGGGACGATGCAGGTGGTCGAGGAGGCGCTCGAGGAGCTCCGTGATCACATTCACGCCGGCTCGATCAACGAGGCGGAAGTCGCCAAGCGGGTCGAGTCGCTCGCGACGGTGGTGGCCGGCTTCCTCGATCAGCACCTCGAGGACCGTCCGACCCCGCCGGCCCCGGCAGTCGACGCGCCTGAGCCTCCGGTAGCGTCACCGCCCGCGGCGGCCGTTCCTCCCGCGGCGCCGCAGTCTCCGACCGAGTGAACCGGGCGCAGTTCACGGTCAAGGGCCACCCCGCTCCCAAGGGCTCTCGCAAGTTCCTTGGGAGCGGTGGTGCGTCGAAGGAGTCGAGCGAGCGTTGCAAGCCGTGGGTGGAAGCGATCGCCCTCTCGGCGATGGGGCAGCGTCTACCAGGCGGTGAGTTCCTGCCGCCGCCCTACAAGGTCGGCCTCCGCTTCGTGATGCCTCGAGCGGAGAATCCGAAATGGGACTGGCCCTCCGGCGACGGGGATCTCGACAAGCTCGCCCGAGCGGTGCTCGACGGGCTCACGCAGGGCGGCCTCATCCTCGACGATCGCCACGTCGTGCAGCTCGACACCGAGAAGGAATACGCGGGGGCCGGCAAACAGACCGGCGTCTCGATCGTGATCCTCTAGACTGAGCCCTCGCGGATCTCCCTTCGGGATCTCGTTCATGCGGCAGACGGCCTCTCACCTTCGGGTGGGGGGCCTTTGTCGTTCCTGGGGGTCGCGTCGGGATCTCGGCGACGTTTGACGTCGGCCGCGACACGTAGCTTGCCCGCCGATGGAGGAGAGGATCTGCGAGTGGTGTAGGGGGCCGTTGCCGGAGGGCAGTCGACGTGGACGGCTCACCTGCTCGAAGAAGTGCCGGCAGGCCAAGCAGCGATTCAGCAAGCACATCGGTCGCGCCGCGGCCGCCGAGGAGCCGATGCGCTTCGCCTACGCCGACCCTCCCTACCCCGGCCTCTCGAGCCGCTACTACAAAGGGCACGAGGACTTCGGCGGCGAGGTCGATCACCGCGAGCTCGTGTCGCGTCTCACCACGGGGAGCTACGACGGTTGGGCGCTCTCGACGTCGGCGGCCGCGCTGCGCGACGTCTGGGCGCTCTGCCCGGCCGGGACGCGGTTGTGCGTGTGGGTCAAGGGGCCGCGGTCGACGAAGAGCTACACGGCCCTCAACGCCTTCGAGCCGGTGCTGATCTACGGCGGTCGGGTGAGGACCGTTCCCGTCGTCGAGGACCTCAGCGACGTCCTCCTCTGGGGCGGTCGCCAGCACTCCCATCCCGGCGCCCTGGCGGGGATGAAGTCGGCCCCGTTCGCCGACTGGCTCTTCCAACTGCTCGGGGTCTGCAGCCGCGACACCTTGGACGATTTCTACCCCGGCTCCGGCGCGATCTCGCGGGCCTGGGAGCTCTACACGTCGCGCAAACCTGGTACCGACGCTTAGAACTGTCGCGGGGATCCTCGCGACGTCTTCGCGGACTTTGCGGGGTCGGCAGGCTTACGTGTACACCCGCTCGGGTAAGGTGCCGCCGACACCAACCACACTCCGAAGGGAGCTACATGAGGATCAAGGTAAGAGGCACCGCCGAAGGCGCTGCCGTCGACATCATCACGCCGGGGCAGGGTGGTCCCGAGTCCGACCAGATCGTGCAGTCGGTGGCCGTGACGGAGGGCAACGAGCTCCTCCTCAACATGCCGGGGATCACGCAGCCGAGCGACATCGAATACGGCAACGTCGTCTCGGCGTCGGGCGAACCCGCACCGCCGGCACCCCCGGCCAGCGCCGAAGGCGGCGACGTCGGCGGCGGCAACGAAGGCTCGGCCGATCAGCCCCCGGCTCCCGGTGGCGACGGTGGCACTCCTACGGGTGCCGAGGGCGAAGGCGGCGGTGCTCCCGCCGGCGGTGACCAGGGCGACACCCCGACGCCCCCGACGACGAGCGCGGCGAGCGAGAAGCCGCTCTACCTCGTCGACGGTGACACCGTGCCCGAGGGGTTCAGCGAGTCCGGCCTCGAGACGCCGGACGGCAAGACGCTGTTCCACTTCAGGACCGACGTCGCCGGCGGCCCGTCGAGCGGCAACGCGGACGGCGTCAGCGTCTACGCGGAGTCGGCCGAGAACGACAAGCCGGTCGTCGCGGCGGCCCCTTCGGCATGACCGAAGAAGAGCTGATCGCGGCGGCGAAGGAGATCGCCGAGCTGATGTCCGGCTCGAGCGCTTTCCAGTCGGTCGAGTACGTCGACGAGGGCGACCTCGACGGCGAGCCCGCGTCGATCGTCGTCCAGATGCAAGATGGGCGCACGTTCGCGCTCGGGGTGCTACCGCTGTGACGGGCGGCACCCCGCCTTCGGGCCTCGTGATCGGGCGGATCGTCATTTACCGCTCGAGGACCGGGGACTACGACGTGCCGGCGATCGTCACCGCGACCGTCGACACGCTCAACCCGAAGGGGGTAGAGCTCGGGCATATCCCCGCGCTCTCGAGCCCTGACCACGTTCACCTGACCTGCTTCACGGCAGGCAAACCGGGGATGCGCCGCGGTGCCGAGGACTTCAAAGTGGAGTCGCCTCACGGCCGCAGCGAGAACGTCTCCGGCTGTTACCAAGAGTGGGACATTCCCTGGCTCCCCGAGGGCGAGGACATCGCCCCTGGCACCTGGCGGTGGCCTGCTCGAACGTAGTTCGCTACTCTCCCGCCGGACGAGCCGGCCCGTCTTCCCGTTGACGCCTCGAGGGCTTCGGGAAGCGGGCCGCTCGCCGTTCTGCGAGGCGACCCAGGGGCTAGCGCGCGAAGTCGTGGAGGTACCGCCCTGAGCCCGAGAGTCGACGGAAACCTGGGACAACGTCGACCGCTCTTCATGGCGACGGGCCGGGTGCCCGATCCAAACCGACCCCGAGAGGCCCCCAGTTATGGCCCCGGTGGTCGGCGAAGGGAGGAGTCCTGGCACCCGACCCGCTCGCGTCTTCGATTCCCTCGGCGCCGACGTCGAAACGTGTCCGGCCCGCCGGACCTCGCAATTTCCGTCCGTTGCCTTTGTTCCCCTACCGCCATGCCCGAGCCGCTCTTCACCGACACCGAACGCCTCGGCGTGGCGCTCGCCTTCCTGGCCGAGATCCGCGACACGGGGAAGACGAAACCCAAACAGCAGACGATCGCGATCGCTCACGGCCTCGCCTTCGATCCCCACGTCGACGGCCGCCTTCGACTGACGCCGCGCGGCCGCGAGAAGCTAGAGGCCGCTTAACCAGGCAGCTTCGATCTCGAGCCGCAGTCGCTTGTCGTCGACGCCGCGGATCGAGCTCGAGAGGATGGCGAAGGTGCGTTGGTCGCCGCGGCGCTCGTCGGTCGTCTCGAGCGTGTAGAGGATCTTCATCCCGCCGGCGACGGGCTCGGCGAGGATGCGGACGAGCTGACCGATCGGGATCGCGGTGCGGGCGACGGCGTACAGGTGGAGCTGCTCGCCGTCGATCACGCCCAACGTTCCCATTGCCGACCGAGCAGGAAGGCGACGTAGGCCACGCCGACGATCGTCACCCCGAAGCGGACGTCCCGGCTTCCCCACTCGACGGCGGTGAAGGCGATCGAGAAGATGATGATCAGCCGCAGACCGTTCACTTGCGGGGGCGCGGCTCCTCGTCGAACCTGACGATCGTGAACCGACGTTTGCCGCCGGATTTGACGCGGCGCCCGTTGCTGTCGATCATCGCGATCCCGAAGGTGCGGAGATCCTCGAGCGCGAGCTCGGCCTCCTCGTCGTCGACGGTGGTGTGCCTGATCCACAGTTCGGTCGCGTAGCGGCGGCCGCTCCGAACGCCGGCGTTGAGGTCGATGCGGCGCGGCCCACCCTCGTAGAAGGCGAGCTGCTCCTTGGTGGGGCGGAAATCCCTGGGTTCCACGGCGGGCACCCTAGCATCTTCGTCCGTTTGTGTACACAGGTGGTAGTCTCGCGCGATCCCGGCGTCAGGAACCGGGCAACCGAAGGAGATCCATGAGCCCAGCAGAGCTCCTCAGCGCGTGGGGCACGGAGTACCCCGTAGCCAACACCCGCGAGGCATACGAACGCGACCTACGCGACTGGTTCGGGTGGTGCCTCGAGCACGACGTCGACGCCCTCCGCGCCGATCGCCTCCACGTCAACGCCTACCGCGACGACCTCCTCGAGCGGCCGTTGCTGCCGCAGTCGGTCGACCGCAAGATGTCGGCCTGCCGCAGCTTCTACACCTACCTGCGCGAGCGGGGGATGCTGACGGTCGACCACCCCTTCGAGCACGTCGGCCGCCTGGCGCTGCCCGGCGAGAGCTCGACGCCCTGGCTCGGCGCGTCGGACCTCACTCGCCTGCTCGCCGTGGCGCTCGAGGAGAGCGCGCGGGACTTCCTCCTCGTCGCGCTGCTCGGGTTGAACGGCCTGCGCGTGAGCGAGGCGCTGAGGGCCTCTGTGGGCGATCTGGGGGTCGTCGACGGCCATCGGGTCCTCTCGGTCATGCGGAAGGGCAGCAAGCCGGGCCTGACGCCTCTCGCCGATCGCGTCGTCGACGTCCTCGACGCCTACCTCGACGGCCGCACCACCGGGCCGCTGATCGTGAGGCTCGACCGCAGCAAGAGGGTCGCGGTGCCGATCCACGGGATCAGCCGGCAGACGGCCTTCGACCGGGTCCGTCACCTGGCCGACTACGCCGGCGTCAACAAGGAGCTCTCGCCCCACGGGTTGCGGCACAGCTTCGTGACCAACGCGCTCGAGGACGGCGCGGAGCTCCACGTCGTGCAGCTCGCGGTCGGGCACTCCTCGCCGGTGACGACGATGCGCTACCGGCACGGCAGCCTAAGCCTCAACTCCAACCCGAGCCTGTCCCTGGGCGCCCGTCTGCTCGAGGGGGTGGGTCGCTAATGCCGAATGGACAGGAACTCTTCGAGCTCTACGTCGAAAAGCTGAACGCCGAGGGTGTCGATTTCGACTCGTGGGAGAACCTCAACGTCGCCGATCAACGAGCCTGGCGGGCGACGGCCGAGGCCCTCGAGGAAAGATCCGACGAAAAGGTCGCCCGCTCCCACGACGAGGAGGATTGACGATGCGAGACAACCTACCCCCGCGGAAGTACGCCGAGCAGGTGCTCGGGAAGGCGGCGACGGTGGAGCAGCTCGACGAGCTCTTCCGATTGCACGCGGCCGCTCACCCGGTCGTCACGCACGACGTCGTCGACGAGATCGAGATCAGAGGCGAGTGGTGGCACAACCTCAAACGGACGACGGTCGAGATCTACAGCAGCAACCCGGCGACGTTCACGGGGCCGGCGGCGTCGACGATCGCCAAAGGGGTGACGATCAAGTCGCCCGACGATCAATGGAACAAGCGCCGCGGCGTCGAGGTCGCCTTCGGTCGGGCGCTCCGCAACCTCCGCGAGGAGATCGAAGGGCCGAAGAGGAGGCAGCCACCGAAGGCCGCCGAACTGTCGACGGCGCTGATGATCGAACGGCTCGCCAAGCACGTCGAAGCCGCCGGCGAGGGTGTCCTCGGGCTCGCCTATCGACCGGGCAAAGGGTGGCTCGTGCAGATGGAGTTCGGCAGCGAGGCACCCGACTCGCCGATGGTCGGGGGCGCCGCCTACGGGATAGGTGAACACCTGCGCGAAGCCGTGTTGCCCGCGGCCCGCGACTGCCGGATCATCGCCAAGGAGGTCGACGATGCCCCCGCTGCCTAGAGGCAAGTGCCCCGACTGTCACCGCGACGTCGCCGTGCGGGCGGGTGGCGAGGCCCGCGAGCATCAGGTCTACAACCGGACCACGGGCAGGTATGAAAAGTGCGAGGGCTCGGGTAAGAAAGCTGAACGCTGATGTCGACGATCACGTTCAACAACCACGAGGAGACGCTCGCCGCCGCGCTGGCCGCTCGAGAGAAACGGGAGGCCGAAGGTCGCCTCCTCGACAACGAGGCGCTCGACGTCGTCGCAGCCGAGCTCCGGCGGCTCGGGAGTCGGACGCCGAAGTCGATGGCGCCGATCGCCGCGGCCGTCGAATCGACCGGGAGGGAGGTCCGATGAGGCCCTTCGACTGGCGCCGGGACTGCCCCGTCGACGTCGCCCGACCGTTCCCGCCGGTCGCCGGTAGAGGCCGCGGAAAGGAGGTCGTCGCGGCAACGACTCGTCGCAAATTGCAGGGTCACGGCTTGACCAGGCGGACGTCGGCGACGTAGGTTCACCCGGCTCGAATACGCCTCACCCCCGCCCCCCTCCGACCCTGAATCGGAGGGGGGCTTTTTCGTTCCGTCCGCAGACCGCCCTAGCTTCCTCGCCGTGATTAGGGATCACACCATGCGAGGAGATCAGTGAGCGACCAGGCGGCCGCCCAGAAGGCCGTTCGCTTCGCCGACGACACCACGCAGGAAGGCTTCACGCAGATCCCCAACGCGATCCTCCGTGACGCCTCGATCAGCGCCGGCGCACGTCTCACCTACGGCCTCCTCAGCTCCTTCGCGTGGCAGGCCGACGAGTGCTTCGTCGGGCAAAAGCGGCTCGGCGAGTTGGCCGGTGTCGGCGATCGCCAGATCCGCAAGTACCTGACCGAACTCGAGGGCGCCGGCCTGCTCGAGGTCACGCAGCAGGGGCTACACAAGCCGAACATCTACACCCTTTTTGGTGCCGGTCCTGACCGGAACTGTAGGCCCGGTCAGGACCGGAACTGTGGTTCCGACGAAGAAGATGCAGAGGAAGAAGATTCAGAAAACCCCTGTAGTCCCCAACCGCCAGTCGTCAAATCGGAGCAGGCCCGAAGAATCGACACGGCTTGGGGAACGTACGTAGTAGAGATAAAACCCCGCGGGCGCGGACGAGAGTTGCAGCCGGACGATCGGAAGATCCTGCGCGACGTGCTCAAGGTCGCCGACGTCGAGGAGGTCGAGACGGCGATCCGCGAGTGCGCCGCCAGCGACTTCCACATGAAGCGCGGGAAGCACAAGAACCGGCAGGGCGGCCCCTACAAGTCGCTCGGCAAGATCTTCAAGCCACGGCCGACCAAAGGCGAGACGTGGCGATCGCGGATCGAATGGTGGCTCGATCGAGCGGAGGAACGCGAGGGCAGCGGCGAGGTCACCTTCGACGTCAACGCCGAGGCGAAACGCATCCGCGAAGAGCAGGAGCGCGACTAGTGGGGCACGTCGTCTTCACGCCGCCGGCGACGTCGGACGTGCCGCCGCAGAACGTCGAAGCCGAGGAGTCGGTGCTCGGGGCGATGCTCGTCGCCGAGCCGGCCCTCAAACGGGTCCGCGCCGAATCGGGCCTGACCGCCAAACACTTCTACCTCGATCGACACCGCGAAATCTTCGACGCGATCGTGAAGGTGGCCGAACGCACCGGCACCGCCGACGAGCTGATGGTCGGCAACGAGCTCCCCGAGCTGAAGCTCTACGTCTCCGAGCTCGCGGCGAAAGTGCCGGCCGCGGGCAACGCCCTCCACTACGCCGAGATCGTCCTCACGGCGGCCAACTTCCGCGCGAAGCTCGCCGGCGCGCAGATGATCCTCGAGGGGGTCCGCGAGCGCCACGACGAGGAGACGTCGGCGCGGCTGATCCGCGAAGGGATCGACCAGGCGACGGCCGACTTCACGATCGACTCCGAACGGACGTCGGGCCGGGAAATTCTCGAGGAGATCTTCGACACCTTCGACCGCGACGACGAGGGCGAGGTCATGGAACTGCCCTGGTCGGAGCTCAACGAGTGCGTGATGGGCGGCTACCGCCGCAAACAGATGTCGGTCTTCGCCGGCTGGGAAGGCATGGGCAAGTCCTTCGCCCTCGATCAGACGCTCGGCGCGTTCGACCAGCAGGGCTTCAAGTGCGCGATCTTCGCAACCGAGATGGCCCGCGAGGAGCGCGCCGCCAGGTGGTTGACGTCGCAGACGGCGGTGCCGCTGGAACGCATCCTGCGCAACCAGCTCGAGCCGCGTCACATCGCCAAGCTGCTCGAGGCGGCCAACAAACACGGCCGCCTCCCGTTCGACTACTTCGAGTGCTACGACTGGTCGGCCGACCGGATCTGCGAGCGGATCATCAACGGCGGTTACGACGTCGTCGCCGTCGACCCCGTGACCGAAATCCCCGGCTTCGAGAAGGCCGAGACGGCGGCCGCGATCACCCGCCGCTTCAAGCAGATCGCCTCGAGGGCCAACTGTCATGTGATCCTCGTCGCCCACCTCAACCGCTCGAGGGTGAAAGACCTCAAGGGTGTGCTGCCGCGGCCGCTCAAGGTCGACCTCAAGGGCTCCGGCACCCTCGCCCAGGCGGCCAACGCCGTCCTCTTCCTGCACCGCAATCAGGACGAGAACGCGAACGTTCTGCCGACCGGGGAAATCTATTTCGACAAGGTCCGCAACGGCTTCAAGAAGTCGATCCCGGTCGCCCAGAGCAGTCGCACCCTCAGCTTCTATTGGCTCCAACCCGAGCCCGAGTATCCGCAAGAGGAGCTCGAAGTCGGCAACACCCACGAGCCCCCACCGGGCCACGATCGAACGAGGGAGACGGTCTGATGGCGAAACGACGTGTGTTGATCGACGACTTCCCGCCGATCAAGAATCCACCCACCCCGACCGACGAGCCGCGCCTGCTCCGCGCGAGCCCGCACGGCACCGACTACGAGCAGATCCGCCGCAGCTTCGACGAGGAAGGCGTGCCGCGTGACGCCGGCGACCCGGCCGCGATCGCCGACGCCGGCGAGGAGTCGGGCTACACGTCCTCGCAGAGCTCGGCGATCGTCGGCGAGCCCGAGGCGGTGTCGCGGGAGGCCCAGGAAGAGCAGACGCGGCTCGCTCGAGAGAAGCGCGAGCGGGTGGTGATGTCACCCCTCTACGCGATCGACAACGAGCTCGGCAAGCTCGAAGCCACCGGCCGCTACAAGGCCGGGAAGGTCCGGTTCATCCGCAAGCTGCTCAACCAGCTCGGCGAGGACGCGATGCGGAGCGGCGAGCAGTGAGCCCCTCGGCCGAGAAGGTGCAGTGCCCCTTCTGCATGGGCCGCCGGCGCGTCAAAGAGGACGGCACGATGCACGCCCACGATTGGGGGCGGCCGGGGATGAAGAAGCGTTGCCCCGGCGCCGGCAGGACGAAAGAGGGGGCGAAGGCCGAGCGCCTCGCCGCAAATTCCGAGGGTCGTGCCCCGGCGGTTCTGTCCGGCCCGCCGGACAAGGTTGATCGCCCAGCCGAAGTCAACCCCGAGGACATCTTCTAGTGCCCAACTGCCGCGACTGTCACGCCCCGATCAAGTTCGCCCGCTTCAACGGCGCGACCCTCCCCGTCGACGCCCAGAGCGATTGCCACGAGGGCAACCTCGTCCTCTTCCACGAGCACTCGATCCTCACGGCGCGGCCGGCGCATCTGCCCCGCGACTACTCGCGGCCGCGTCACCGCCTGCACTTCGACACCTGCAAAAAGCGCCGTTACCGAAGGGACGTCCAGCGATGAAAAGAGCGATCAGTTTTACCGAGTCCGGCAACCTCCTCACCTGCCAGGCGCAGTGGGACTTCAACTACGGCGGCTACCTCGCCGGCGACTGTCTCAAGCCACGAGCGGTGCCGACGCGGCTCCAGGAGGGCAGCGCGTGGGGCGCCGGCGTTGCCGCCTTCCACGCCGCGACCGAGGACAAGGTCGACGCCGGGATCATGGCGATCGCCAAGTCGCTCGACGACGAAGCCGAGAAGCTCAAGAGGAAGGGCGTCTACGACGCCGTCGCCCACTCGCAGATCGCCCACAAGCTGCGCTCCCTGCTCGAGCAGTACGCCGAGGAAGAGGAGACGCGCGACGTGCCGCTCGAGGGCCTCGGCCGGCTCGAGGAGGAGCTGCTCGTGCCGCTGCCCTCGAGGTCGGGCAAAGGCGACTCGAATCGCTACTTCCTACAGGTCTTCTTCGACGGCGTGCTCGAAGACGCGGACGGCCGGATCTGGCTGGTCGAGTTCAAGCTCCGCGAACAGCTTTCGGCGCTCGAGCTGATCACCAACGGTCGGCAGATCCGCTACTACGCCTGGGCCTACGAACGCGAGTACGGCAGGCCGGTCGCCGGCGTGATCGTCGACGAGCGACTCAACGCGGAACCGAAACCGCCGAAGATCGTCAACTCGAAAAAAGGGGTCGGCGTCGAAGTCGAGGTCGACGTCCTCGACAAAGAGACGAAGGAGCCGACCGGCGACAAAAAGATGGTGTGGCGCGCGCCCTCGACGGACAAGGCGCAGCTCACCACGCCCGAGCTCTACAAGGCCGCCTGCGAGGAATACGGGGTCGAGGTCGACGAGGCAATGGTCGCGGCTCTCGGCGACCGACAGTGGTCCCAGCGGCAACGGATCTTCCTCAGCAAGCGCGAGGTCGAGGAGTCGGGCACGGAGCTCGTCTCGCTCGGCCGCCAGGTCGCCGGCGTCGACAGCGGCGAGGTCTACCCGGTGCGGAACGTCAAGCCCCAGAACTGCAAGGGCTGCCGCTTTCGCGAGATCTGCAACGACCCCCACGACACCGAGCTCGTCGACTCGCTCTTCGACCGGCGTCCCCCCAAGCGTGACCGTGATCCCGAGAACAAGGAGGCAGTCCCAGCATGAGCAAACTCGACTTCGTCAAACCGACCGAGGTCCCACCCACGATCAACGTCCTGCTCTACGGACCCGGCGGCGTCGGCAAGTCCGTCAATGCGAGCTCGGCGCCCGGCCCGATCCTCTACGGCAACGCGGAAGGTGAAAACGCCCTCCGCTTCGCCCGCGGCAAGTGGGGCGACGAGAAGATCCACGAGTACCCGATCACCAGCGGCAAGGATCTCGACGACCTCTACCTCCACATTCGCGACGGCTGCGAGGAGAAGACGCTCATCATCGACCCGGTCGGCGAGGTCTACCAGCGCCTGGTCGAGGAGCTCGCCGGCGGCGGCCGCGCCTCGCTACAGAACTACGGCGACGTCAACACCAAGATCGAACGCTTCGTGCGGGCGGTCAAGGACTTGCCGATCAACGTCGTGCTGATCTGCCACGAGCAGGTGGATGACGAGGAGGGCGAGGTCACCCGGCGTCCGATGACCGGCGGCAAGAAGCTGCCGGAGAAGCTCGTCGCCGCGGTCGACGTCGTCGGCTACTGCGCCGTGCTGCCCGAGGCCGAGGGTTCGCCGCGGCGTTGGGTCGCGCAGCTCGTCGAAGCCAACGGCAAGCGCGCCAAGGACCGCTCCGGCGCGCTCGGCAAAGTCCGCGACATCGACATCAGCGAGTGGTTGCCGGTGTACATCGAGGCAGTCGGGGGCGGTCAGACCGAGCTCGCCACGGAGGCGCCGGCCGAGGTCCAAGAGTCGGACGGGCCCTCCGGCGACGGCAACGACACCAAAGGCAAAACCGCAGCCAAAAAAGCGGCCAAAAAAGGAGGCAAATGATGGGCTTCAAAATGAACCTCGACGACGTCGAGCCGTGGAAGGGAGGCGGGTTGATCCTGCGCGCCGGCACCCACGTCGTGAAGGTCGTCGACGAGGAAATCAAGGAACCGGGTCAGGACGGCTACGAGGGTGATCACCCCGTCGTCGTGCTCACCTGCGAGGCACAGTCGGGCGAAGAAAAGGGTGGTGAAATCCGCGATTGGGTTCACATCACCGCCGACGCTCTCGGCCGGGTCGCGCAGATCTACGAGGCGTTTGACGTCGCGCTGCCGGGCGGCGACTTTGAATGGATCTCGATCAGGGGCAAGGTCGCCAAGGCGGTCGTCCGCGAAAAGCCCGGCCGCAAGGACCCGAGCAAAACGTTCTCCGAGGTCCAGAGCTACGTCGCTCTGCCCGCAGGCGAGGAGGGCGCGCTCGAGGCCCTCAAGTCCGAGTTCGACGCGACCGAGTTGCCCGGCACGACCGGCCGCGACGAAGACATCCCCTTCTAGGCGATGCCGAAGAAAACCACCAAGAAAGCGCCGGCGGTGAAGAAGCCGCCGGCGAAGAAAGCGCCGGCCAAACGTATGTCGCCGGAGGAGCGGGCGGCCAAGGAGGCGTACGCCGTCGAGGAGAAAATCAAGAAGGGAACCGGCGCGATCAAAGTGGTGCAGATCGCGATCGCCGGCTACCTTCACGACTTCCACTCCGGCCGCATGTGGGAGTCGCTCGGCTACGACAAATTCGAGACGTGGCTCGGGACGCCGGAGATCAGCATGGGGCGCAGCGACGCCTATCAGAAAATCGAGGTCTACGAGGAGCTCGTCGTCAAACGCGACGTCTCTACCGAAGACCTCGCCGAGCTCGATATGTCGAAGCTCGCCGTGGTGCTCCCGTTGCTCCGCAAGGGCGACGTCGAGCTCGAGGAGGCACTCTCCGATTGCGAGGCTCTCTCGCGGTCGGAGCTCCGCGCCAAATACGGTCAGTCGGTGCCGGCCAAACGAGTGCCGCTGACCGAGTGTGAGGACTGCGGAAAGATGTGCCGTCTCAAGTCGGAGGCCGAGGAAGAGGCCGTCGACCCGAATCAACTGGCGCTCGAAGAAGCCAACCAGTCGTGACGATCGTCAAGCCGCCTCCCGAGCTCGCTCACGAGTTCTGGGAGGCGGCTATGGCGCGTCCCAGGTCGCCACGGTTCCTCAACGACGAACCGGCGTGCTGGCTGGCGCAGTTCGATCCCTACGCGCGGCCCTGCTCCAACGACCGCAAGTGGCAGGCGTTCCACTTCTTCGGCAAGCAGGAAATCCGCCACCACCCACCGCTCTTCGGGCTCACCGGCGAGGACTTCGTAGAGCTCGAATGGGACCCCCGCAACGGTGGCCCTGGGTGCAAAGTCCACCACGTCGCCTTCGACCATCAGGACGGGCGCGCGAAGGCTCTCGTCGTCCCGCGCCTGGCGCTGCCCGACGACGTCGAGGAGTTTGTTGACGAACGTGGTCTACAAAGCCTTGCAGAGCGCCGCTTTCCAGGGCCGTAGCCCCTATCATCTGCGGTGCCCGCGTGCAGATCGTCCCCATACCTGACGATCAAGCCCAGAGCCAGCAGTGATGCTCGGCGCCCTGGGGCCGCGAGGCTAAGAGGATCTCCTCCTCTGCCCGCCGCCGCCGTTCCCTGGCGGCACTCCCATATGGCGGCGGGAGACTTCACCGGGCCGCGGCTTGTCGAAGCCAGCGGACCAAGCGACCGATCGGATGCGCGCAAGGCGGATCACCGTGGGGGGCCGGCTTGCTGGGGCCGGACTGATCGGTGACGTAGCCACGGCGCCCGGTGAGGAGATTCACGGCGGTCGGGAAGCGCAGAGGAAGTCGCCGGGTTCGACGCACCCCGGAGGGTCCGGTTCGACTCCGGAGGCCGCCACTTCCTAGCTGTCTCGTCATTCCGGCCCGCCGGACTGGCGACGTAGAAAGGGCCGGGAGGAAAATCCCCGGCCCCGTGTGCGTCTCTCGCTGAGTTCTGTTTTGATCGGCCCAGCCGGGCAACCCTATTTCGGTCGCCCGGCCGCGTCCATCGAACATCGGTCCGTAGCTGTCTCGTCCTAGCCGCGCTCGTAGCTCGACGACACAACCTGCGCCGGAAGGTGGCGAAGGGCGGCGCCGATGTGGCGGGACAAGCTGCGCTGAGGGTCGGTCCAGAAGTGCTCACCCTCGTTGCCGGTCGGGACCATGCAGCGCGCTTCCTGCTCGGTGTCGGCCATCACCACATGCTCGGTGAAGCTGTCGTAGCCGACGCGGTCAGGTTCCCGCGCGGTCAGGTGGTAGATCCTCATGCGGCCTCCCCGATCAGTCGGTTTGCGGTCTGCCTCGGGATCTCCTTCTCGGGGATCTTGCGGCCCTCTTCGAGCGTCAGCTCGGGATGGTCGCGCGCTTCGGTCAACGCTTTGCCGAGCCGCTTGCGCAGCTCGGCTCCCTTCGCGTCGTGCTCCTTGAGTTCCTCGGCGGTCGCGCCGATGTCTAGGCGGATCTGCTTCGCGTCCTTCATTCGGTGTCGATGGTCGAGGCGTCGGCGGCCGGGAAGATGCGCCGCAGTTGCTCCCAATCGCCGTCGCGCCCGGTGACGTCGTACGGGTCGATCACGTCGCTCGGTTGGACGAGTCCGCAGAGGACGCGATAGGCGCCCTCGCTCAACGGCTCGACCTGGCGGCGCTGCCGTTCCTGCTCGGCCTCGTCGTCCACCTGGCCGAGCGTCTTCTCTCCCAACAGCACTTCGAGGCGGCGACGGATCACGGCGCCCCCATCCGGTTCCTGCATGTGGCCGAGCAGGGCGATCATTTCGCCCCGGTTCATGTGCAGGTTGCTCCCCATCGTGCGACAGACGAGCCGCTCGCTGAGATCGTTCATGGTCTTCCCTTCGGTTGTACTGCGGTTGGTACAAGGGGCGCGGCGGAATCGAACCGCCGCGATGCTCCAAGCGCCCTAGCTGCCGAGCCCGTCGCTCGTGTTCATGTGGCCGGCTTCGTCCTCGCTGCGCATGTAGGCGCCGCACTCGTCGCAGTGGGTCGCCGTAGTCGGTTGAGACGCGCCGCAGAACCCGCACGGCCGCGTCTCGCTGATCCTGCCGGTGGCTAGCCCGCGTTCCCGCCGACGCTGCCGCAGACCGGCGAAGCGGTCGCCATCGGCGGGAGGTCCGTAGCGCGGCATCAGACGGCCATCGGATCTTCGAGCAGCTCGCCGAGGATCTCGTCGGCTTCTGCGGCCATCCCCTCGCAGGTCAGAGGGCCGCTGATCGCGTATCCGACCCCCACGGCGAGGATCTCGTCGTTGCTGTACAGGTCGCCCAGGCCGTCGCTGATGCAACGCAGGCGTTCGATCTTGTCGGCGAAGTCCATCGCTCTAGCCCCTTCTGAACAGGTGATTGTCGGGATCGGGTTCGGCCTTCGGTTCGTCACTGACCAGCAGGTCACCGGAGCCGAGCCCCTCAACCGTCCCGGCCAGGTCACGGGCCTGCTCGATCGCGTCCGCTTCGTCGTCGGCTTCGACACTCACGGTCGTCGCGACCAACCAGCGGTCACCGGCCGCCATCAGGCCACCGCCCGATCTGCGTTGCCCCGAGTCAGCCAGCGCTTGTACTCCCTGACCGACACGTCGACGTCACCGACGATGTTCGGGACCGCGTGCGCCCATCCTGCGGTACGCAGCGCCCCGGTTCCTTCGTAGCCCTCATCGACCACGGCCAGCACCCGCGATCGACAGAGGACGGCGTAGCAGCGGCGAGGGTTGCCGCTCGGCGAGTTCGGCGCGCAGACGTGTAGGACCGATACGGCCGCCGCGTCCTCCCATTCCTCTACGGCCTGCGGTGCCTTGATGCGGATCTCCTCGTCAACGGCCGCGATCCGTTCGTTGGTCCGCTGCGCTTTCAGGTGACCAGCGGGGAACGTCGTAGCGAGGCGTTGCCGCAGCTCGCGTAGCTCCTCCAACGGCATATCGGCAAGGCGTGGTTCGGTGCTCATGCTGCCTCCTTCGTTCGGTCCTGCGTTCATGTGCCACCGATGGTACACACCGCGTGTCCACGTATCAGCACCACGGCGCAACGTGGACACATGTACTACCCACGGCACAGAGCGCATCACCACGTACGTCGGTACGTGGATGGCCTGCCGTCGCCACGCGCGCCGCAGCCAAAGCGCGCGAGCACCACGACCAGGCGCAGCACCACGCTTGACCGGACATAACCGGCGGAATGTCGGGGGTCGTTCGGCACTGCATCTGACCATCGACCATCGACCATCGTTGGAGGGTCGTTGTCGAGCGAGAATCCCTGCACCATCCGTGGTACATCGAGGGGGGCGGGGGAGTGTGCGATTGCGCTCGCGCGGTGCCACATATATCTCCCTCCTCCTCTACAAGAATTGCCCTAAAGAGCGGCCATGTGTACACATTCCGCCCCCCCACCCGGTAGGTTCCGCGTCACCCGGTGGGGGCACGACGGGCAACCCCCGATCTTGGGGCACCGAGATCACCGAGCCGCTTCACCGCTAGAGGGATCGCGCGGCGGCAGTGTCCCCCACCGGGGACGACTTCAAATCCAGCGAGCAGGAGGAGATCCATGAGCGAGGCAGCAGGGCAGCCCAGCGAGCGCACCCCCGACTTCATCCCCGGTTGGTTCAAGCGTGTCCAGCCCGGCACGCAGCGACCGGCCGCACCCACCCTTGACGAGGCGGTCCGCGTCCTCGACGACCACGCGGGGGTCTTCCCGATCGCGTTCCTGCGCAGCGGCGAATTCGTCCGCCCGGCGCGGCCGCCGCAGCTCGGCTTCGTGATAGGCCGCATGGCCCGCGATATCGAGTTGGCCGTGCCGCCCGGCTACTGGTTGGTCCGCGGCGACGACGGCGAGATCGTCCTCTGGCGCGACGAGGACTTCCGCGAGAAGTTCAGCCGCCGCGACGACATCGAATGGCGACCGGCCGCGCTGCGCCAGAACGACTTCGTGGAGGACAAGCGCGGTTGGAGAGGCACGCAGCCCGCGGAGGGCACGCGGCGCGCGCTGATCTACGGCGCCCTGCTCGGCGAGGAAGTGCTCACCGCCGCCGAAGCGCTCGACCACGCCGACGCGATCGAGAGCGCCCTGCTCGACTCGACGATCGCCGCCGAGGAGCAGCTCACCGCAAAGCGCGAGGAACTGATCGAGGTTCACCGTTTCCTCGACGAGCTCGGCGCACCCTGCGGCCCCGAGATCTCCTCGCCCACGGTCCTGCGCCGCCTGCACGCGCTCGTCGAGAGATCCGGCAGCTTCACGGTCGGCGAGGGCAGCGTGTGGCCCATGCCGCCCGGCGAGTACGAGATCCGCCCCGTCCGGCGCGAGGACGTCGGCGCGAGCGAGCCGGAACCCGACCGCCCCGACGCGGAGATCGTCGACTCGGACGGCCACACCCTCGGCGGCCTCGAGGTCGTGATCGGCGCCGCTGATGGTGTCCCCTACGTCTCCCTGGCCGACCTCGAGCACGTCTTCGCGAACCTCTACGAGGACATCACCGACCGGCAGGCGCGCAAGCACCGCGGCGAGGCGAGCGTCTCCGGCACGATGGCCGAGAAGGTCGGCGAGTCGACGCTCCGCGACAACCCCTACCTCAGCGACGAGGACCGGGAGAAAGCGGAGAAACGTCTCGAGGCCGCGCGGATCGACGAGGAACACCGCCGCGACAACGCCGACGACCGGCCGCTGTGGCGCGTCGAACTGGACTACGGCCTCAACCACGTCCGCAACGCCGCGGCGGCTTGGCTGGGCCTCTGATGGCCGTCAAGACGAAGCGCTACCGCAAGAAGCCGGTCGTGATCGAGGCGGTCCAGCTCGACGGCAACAACGCCCAGGACGTCGTCGACTGGATCAACGGCAACGGCCACCAGGCGCTTGTGATCCGCACGTCGCCCGGCACCGCCTCCCGGCTCACCGGCGAGATCCTGATCCACACGCTCGAGGGCGATCACCGCGGCGACGTCCTCGACTACGTGATCCGCGGCGTCAAGGGTGAGTTCTACCCGTGCAAGCCCGACATCTTCGACGCGACCTACGAGCCCGATCCCGATGCCTGAGCGCACGCGGGAGGAGTCCGAAGAGGCCGTGCTCGAGGCGGTCAAGGAGAAGCTGCCCGACCTCGGCAAGCGCGGGACGCGGATCGAGATCATCGCCCTCGACCCCGAGGAGAACGCCGGATCGCACTTCGTCGTCGGCATGGACGTCCCGGCGATCTTCGCCTGCTCGAGGGGGAGCGATCGTGGGTCGCGCTAGCGCCTGGGCCGAGACGTCGGTGAAGGCCAAGGGCGGCTCCTACCCGCCCGTCGACGGCGAACCCTGCGCCGGTTGCGGCCGCGCCCTGATCCACGGCGAGCGCGTCTTCAAATTGACGTCCGGCAACGACGACGAATGGACGTGCGAACCCTGCCTGTCGAAGCCCGACCCCGAGGCCGCGAGAAACGGGATGGGGATCTGATGGCCCGCAGGCGCGTCCGCGGCGAGACGCTCGAGGGCCTCGTCGCCGGCGGTGGTGAGCGGCTCCCGAAGAAGAAGCAGATGGCGCTCCCGCACGTCGTCGAAGAGTTCCTCTCCCTCTGCGTCGAGCGGCCCGAGAACTACAGCCGCATGAGCAAGGCCAAGCAGGCCGAGCTCGACAAGGAACGGCTCGGCTTCTACCGGGCGCAGGAGAAACTCCGCGAGTTCATCGCGCTCGGCGGCACGGACGGCATCGCCACCCTCGCCGACGTCCGCGACGACCGTCAGGTGCGCCCGGTCGGCGGCATCTGGCTCGTGGGCGACTGATGCCCGAGCAGACCGCCGTCGACGAGCCGAGCGAGCTCACCGTCCTTTGCTGGATGCTTGTGCTCTGCGAGCTCGACGTGCTCTTCTGGATCGGCGTCGTCCGCGGCGTCGAGGCCCTGCTCTCGTGACCGAGCTCTTCGGTGGCCGACTCCACATCGCCTGGGGCCGTCGTGAGTGGGAGTTGCAGGCGAAGACGGAAGCCGGCTACACGCACTGGTCGGGGCCGCCGTTCCTCACCCGTCGTCAGGCCCTTCGGGGCCTTGCTGCTTGGAAGGGCTACGATTTCTTCTTCGACGTCGCCGCCGTCAACGTCAGGACCGGATGGAGGATCAGATGAACGATCTGTCGCGTGTCGCCGGCGGTGTCGCCCCCGAGCTCGAGGACCTCCCGGCGGACCAATCCGACCAGTGCAGTGAGCGCTCGATCACCTTCGAGCGCTGCTCCCTCGAAGCGGACCACAACCCCCCCTGCCGCTTCCTCCACGAAGACGCCGGCGAATGGCCCGACGACCACGTTCCGCCGGACCCGCTCTAGTGCCCTACCCGCCGAGCGACAAGCCTCTCGATCGCCAGTTCAAGATCCGCGTCGACGACGACGACCTCGCCGCCCTCGACCGGATGGCGAAGGACGGCGTCACCCTGCCCGAGCGGAAGATCCCGCCGGGCTCCAACAAATCCGAGCTCGCGCGCCTGGCGCTCGGCCTCGACGACCCGCCCGACACCACGCCGGGTGCCAACGCCCTCGACGAGCTCACCCGCCGGGTGCGGCGGAAGGGGGACTGAAACAGGAGGTTCGTATGGCCCGCGGTAAGACCCCGCCGCTCGGCTCCGGCCAGCGGTTCGCATCGCTCGAGGGGAAGTTGCAGAAGCGCGGCATCCGCAACCCCGCCGCCCTCGCCGCCTCGATCGGTCGCAAGAAATACGGCAACAAGAAGTTCGCCAGCCTCGGGCGCCACGGTCGTAAGTAGTGCCGAAACGGGACTACAGCTCTGCCGAAATCGACCTCGCACTCGCCGCCTTCGCCCTTGAGGGTGGCCGCGAAAAACCGACGCAGAAACTCCTCCGCGCGGCCGAGCTCAAGGTCCCGATCGCCACGGTGCGCGGCTGGGCCTACAACACCCACGCCGAGCGCTACCAGCAGATCTCGCTCGAAGTCGAAAAGCAGGTGCGCTCCCGCCTCGCCGACGACTACCACCGCCTCGCTCGGATCTCGACCGACCTCACCGAGGACATCTTGCGCCGTATCCGCTCGACGCTCGATCGCAAGGACGAGGAATTCCAGCACGCCGACGAGCGCTTCAAAGACGCCGAGCGCCGGCTCGAGGAGATCAACACCTTCATCGACCTCGATCAGCGCGAGCTCGCCTCGACGATCGAGCTGCCCGACGTCGACAGCCTGATCGAGGAGATCCTCTCCAACCCCGGCGACCTCGAGCTCGACCCGATGATGGTCGCCAAGCTGAACGGCGCCTACAAACGCCGCGAGTCGATCGTCGCCGAGATCAAGGCGTGGTGGGCGCGTCGGTGCGACTGCGAAGTCACCTTCAAAGAGCTCGCCAAACTGCTCCACGAGTCGGCGGTGATGGGCGGCATCTCGACCGAAAAACTCGCCCTCCTCACGGGGCAGGCGACCGACCGCGTCGAACACAGCTTCCCCGAGCTGCAACGGGCGCTCGAGGCGAAGGGCATCCGCCTGGCGATCGGTCAGGGCGCACCCCGCGCGCTCGCCGCCCCGAAAGTGATCGACACCAAGGCGGTCGAGGATGACTGACGTCGCCGGCTTCGAGCTCGTCGTCGACGACCCGGCGCTGCTCGAGGACCCCGAGGTACTCGACCTCCTCGCCAAGGCCAACGAGTCGATCGAGGAAAACCCCCTCTACCGATACGAGCCTCACCCGCGGCAGTTGGTCTTCCACAGCCACCGGGTGAAAACCAAGGCGTTCGTCGGCGGCAACCGCTCGGGCAAGTCGACGGCGACGGTGATCGACTGCCTGATTCAGGCGCTCGACGAAGACGCCGTGCCGGAGCTGCTTCTCCCGTTTCGGATCTGGCCGAAGGGCACGAAGTTCAAATGCCGCTTCATCACGCCCGACTACGGCAAGCCCTATCAGTCGCTCCTCGAGACGATCCAGATGTGGGTGCCGCCGTCGCAGTTGAAGGGCGGCTCGTGGGAGACGGCCTACAAGGACAAAGACCACATCGTGCGCTTCGCCAACGGCTCCTTCTTCGACTTTATGACCACCGAACAGCCGCCCTCCAAGCACGGCGGCTCGGCGCGTCACCGGATCGTCTGGGACGAGGAGCCGCCCGACACCGAAGACGGGGAACGGATCTACACGCAGGCCCGTATGCGCATCGCCGACTACCACGGCGACATGCTCTGGGGCTTCACCCCGATCTCGGAAAAGCTCGGGTGGGTCTTCGACGAGATCTTCGAGGAAGCGGTCGAAGAGGGCGAGCAGCTCTCCGAGCGGGTGTGGCTGAACAAAGAGGCCGGCCTGCTCATGGTGCAGGTGTCGATCTACGAGAACCCGCACCTTTCCGAGGAAGGCCGCGAAGACGCGATCGCCGGCATCCGCGGCGATCAGAAAGCGGCCGTCACCGAAGGCTCGTTCACGTCGGCCAAAGGGCTCGTCTACGAGAACTTCGATCCCAAGGTCGGCGGCATCCATGTGGTCCCCGAAGAGTGGGTCGACCGCGAACTCGTCTCGCGTCTCGAACACCTCGACGGCATCGACCCCGGCCAGGTGGAGACGGCGATCCTCTTCACCGGCCTCGACAAGAACGGCCGGGTGATCGTCTACGACGAACTCACCCTTTCCGGCCGCTCGGCGATCCCCGAGCACGCCGCGGAGTCGATGGCGACGAAGCGCGAAGGCTGGGGCCTGCAAGCGGTCTGCAAGTACAACATCATCGACCCGGCCGCCCGCTCCCGCGACCTCGGCTCGGGCGAGCGCGTCGGCGAGCAGTGGATCACCGCCGGCGTCCCGGTCCTTTACGGCAAGAACGACCTCGAGGCCGGCGTGACCGAGATCGACCGCCGCTTCAACCACCTGATCGACGACCCCGACAACGAGGGCCAGAAGAAGCCGTTTCCCCTGATCCTGATCTCCTCGCGGTGCGTCGGCCTGATCCGCCAGCTCCGCAAATATCGCAAGAAGCCCAAGGAGGACGGCAGCTTCGGCGTGGTCAAGAAGGACGACCACAAACCCGACGTCCTCCGCTACATCTGCATGGAGCGCCGCGTCCCGGTCGCCCGCAAAAAACGGCGATCGCGCAAACAGTCATGGGTGCCGGGCACGGCGCCTCCCTACAAGCCCAGCAGAGCTCGCAGCGGCACCGTCATGGGCCGCTTCACCTGAAAGGAACCATGCCCCGAACGAAGATCATCACCCTGCCGCAGCCAAGCTCGAGGCCGCCCCACACCTGCGTCGTGTCCGGCCGCCGTGACGGCGAGGTCGTCGACTTCGGCAAGGACTACGACGGCGTCGACCCGCACATCTACGTCCGCCGGGTGATCGTCGAAGAGGCGGCGGTGCTCTGCGGGATGGTGAAGCAGGCCGACGTCGACGAGCTCAAGGGCGAGCTCGAGGAGGCCAACGCCGAGGCCGGACGCCTGCGGGCGATCGTCGCCGGCAAGGAAGACCTGTCCGCCGCCGAAGACAAACTGCGCGCGGCATTGACCACGGAGGAGAAATGAACGGCACGCTGCTCAGTAACGAAGCCCGCACCGCGACGACCTCGAGCGCCGACGTCAACGCGACCGCCGGCCAGCGCGGGGTGTTGCTCGCGCTCGACGTCACCAAAGCGCCCAACACGGCCGAGACGCTCACCTTGCAGCTCGAAGCCAAAGATCCGGCGAGCGGCAAGTACGTCCCGCTCACCGCGTTCAAAGCCTCCAAAAAAGGCGAAGAACTCGGCGCCGGCACGACGCTCCTCTTCTCGATCTACCCCGGCGCGCTCGAGACGGAAGCGGTCGGCAGCCACGAAGTGATGGGCCTGCCGCTGCCGCGGAAGTTCAGGGTGAAAGTCACCCACTCCGCGGGGAGCGAATGGAAATACTCGGTCGGGGCCTCGCCGCTCCAATGACGATCCTTCTCGCGGTCGCCATCCTCGCCCTGGTCGCGCTCGTCGTCTATCGAGATCTGCTCTGGGAACAGCGGATCTCGAAGCTGACGATCAAGGCCGACGCGGATCTGGCCCGTAGCCGCGCGGAGACGGCCGCGGAACGTGTCGCCGCTGCAGAGGAGCGACGGGAGCTCTACCAGCGCATCCAGGCGCCGGAGATCGCCGTCCACGACGCGCAGCTCGAGGCGCGGCGCGAGAGGCCCTACAAACGACGTCAGCCGATCGGTGCCGACGACGACAAAGCCTTCGCGGCGCGCGATAAAGAGGAGAGCGGTAGCTGATGTCAGACGTCGTCGTCGACACCCCCCAGGCAGAGGAGATCCCCGGTCGGGAAAAGGTGCCGGCCGACGTCGACCAGCGGTTGAAACGCGGCCGCGACGGGCTCAACGAAGTCGTCGCCCGCCGGCAGCTCGGGATCAAGTTCGCCAACGGCAACCACTTCGCCGAGATCAACGAGGAGGGCAGTCGCGTCGTCGACGTCTCCACCACCGTCGTCGCGCAGGGAGGCGAGAAGCCCGACCATCGGGTGCGCCGCTCCAACGACATCATCAGCCCGATGCTCAAGCGGAAAATCTCGGCGGCCACGCAGCGCGAACCCGAATGGGAATCGACGGCGGTCACCGGCGATATGGAAGATTACGCCGCCTCGAGAATCGCCCAGCGGCTTGCTCGGGCGGGCTACTCGATCTGGGGCTTCCCCGAGGGTGAGGCGAAGGCGCTGTGGTGGGCGATGGTCACCGAGGAAGCCTTCGGCCGGGCCGCGTGGAACGGCAACGTCGGTCCCTACATCGACGTCTCCCAGCACCCCGAAGCGGACTTCGTCGACCCCGAGACGGGCGAGACGCCCTACGCGGGCCTGCCCGATCCCGAAGCACCGATCTGGCGCGGCCGCGGCGAGATCGAAGTCACGATCTACTCGGGGCTCGAGGTTCTGTGGGAGCCGGGTGTCGACTTCGAGAAAAGCCGCTGGTACGCGGTCGAGCACGCCCGCGCGATCGAGGAGCTCGAAGACGAGCCCGGCTTCCTCAAGGTGCCGGAGGGCAAACTCCAACCCGACGCCGCCAGCGCCGCCACGGGACGCACCACGAGCCGTGAGAAGAAGGGCTCGAAGATGTGCATCACGACCGAATACTTCGAGCGGCCGTGCCCCAAATATCCGAAGGGTCGCTGGCAGACCTTCGCGGACGGACGCAAAATCTTCGAGGACGAGGACTACCCGCTCGAAGACGGCCACGGCAACGTCGTCGACCGCCCCTGCCTGCGCCGGCTGATCTACGACGTCGACGCCTCGAGCGACCGCGCCAAGGGCCTCGTGCAGAAGATCATCGACGTGGTCCGCGGCTACGACCAGGCGATCAACAAGCAGTCGGAGTATTCGCAGATCGGGCTCGTCGCGCAGATCCTCGCCGCCGAGGGTGTGCTGCTCACCGACCCGACCGACGAGCCCGGCCTCGTGATCGAGTACGACCGCACGCTCGCCAACGGTGAAAAGCCGGAATGGCGCGAAAACATCACCTTCCCGGCCGAGCTTTTCGAGATGGAAGAACGGGCCAAACAGCGCTTCGTCGACATCACCTTCGATCAGGACATTCCCTCGCAGGTGGAATCGGGGACGGCGATCAACTCCGTGGTCGAATTGAGTCGGGTCGCCTGGCAGAAGTTCGTCGACGACTTCGACCGCTTCCGCTCGGATCTGATGTCCGACTCTCTCGTGATCGCGCAGACCCGCTACGGCGCCGATCGCCTGATGAAGTACCGGGGCACGATGGGTTGGGAACCCGTGGGCGACTTCACCGGCGCCGACCTCCGCAACCAGACCGACGTCGCGGTCAAGCAGTCGGCGACCAACATGCAGACCCGCCCGCAGATCGAACAGCGGATCATGCAGCTCGTCCAGACCTTCCCCGGCGTCTTCTCCCCCGAGGTCGTGATCGAGGCGCTCAACTCGGCCACGCCGGAAAAACTGATCCAGGGCTACGAAGAGGACGTCGGCCGAGCCCACCGCGTGATCGAGCAGCTCCGCGACGGCACCTTCTGGAATCAGCCGCTCCGGCCGGCGCTCCCCGGCGAGGAAGTGCTCGAGGAAGTCGGCGGCCGCCCGATGGTCCCCGGCTGGCTCCCGCGTCCGTTCGACTCGCTGCCGATCCTCAAATCGGCGATGGAGGAATGGATGAAGACCGACGATTGGGATCGGTCGCCGCGCCTCACCAAGGACGCCTCGCTCTTCTACTACCAAAAGCTCCTCGACCTCGAAACGCAGGCCCAGGTGCGCGAAGAAGAAGTGCAGAACCAGCTCGCCGAAGAACAGGGTCAGGCGAACGCCGCGAAGGAACAGGGGCCGAAGGAAATGCCCTCGCTCCCCGGCGGCAGCCCCCAGGTGGGCGGTGGCAACGGCGAAACGCCGGTCACCGCCAACGAACCCGGCGAATAGGGCCCGCGCGACGAATTGCCGTCGCCGAGGACCTGCGCGACGTCTTCCGTCGTCGCCGATCGCCGCGACACGAACTTACCCCGGACAAGGGCCACGGTCGGCCCCCCGGCACAAAACAGTGGACAAGCGCTCTCGAGCGCCCCACACACACCAAAGGAGTCACACCATGAAGGACACGCCCTCGGCCCTCGAGTCGAACAAGGCGGTTCCCGACACCCTCCCGATGCTCGACGAGATCCTCGAGATCGCGCCGGGCCTCGAAGCCAACTGGGCGGCAGAACGCGCCACCCTTCCCCCCGGCACTCTCGTCAATGACGGTGGTGATGGGGACGGCGACGGAGAGCCCGCCGGCGATGCTGGCGGTGGTGATGCAGAGGAGTCCTTCATCGACTCCTTCGACCTCGACACGGTCGACCCCGCGGCACGCCCGGCGGTGGAAGCCCTGCAAAAAGAGTGGCAGGGCAACTACACCAAACGCCGACAAGCAGACCGCGAGGAGATCACCGGGGTTAGGCGTGAAGCCGAACAACAGGAAGCCCTCATCCAGGGCCTCCGTGACCCCTCAACGATGCCCCACTACCTGTCGCTCATGGGGATCGACCTCACCGACGCGGACACCCTCGAGGCCCTCGGGATCTCGGGCGGCGGTCGCGGCGGCGGGGAGATCGACGACGAGCTCAGGGAGCTGCTCGAGGGAGGCGACGAGGACGAGCTCGCTACTCGCCTCGACAACCTCGAGAACGAGCGTGCTTCCGAAAAACAGGAGCGTGAGGCAGGGGAAGTCGAGCAGGCGCTCGACGACCTGGCCGATCAGGAACTCGAGTCAATCGAAGGTTCCTGGGGCCGCGAGCTGGACGACGACGAGGACGCATTTATCCGCCACCGCGCGGAAGCGTCACCGGGGCCGGACGGCTTGCCCGATTACGAGAGCGCAGCAGCAACCCTCAAAGGGTGGTTGACCCGCCGCGAGCAGCAGTGGGCCAAAGAGCGCTCCAAACCGGGACGAGGGGCACCGGGTGGTAAGCCCGGCGGCAAGGCGCTCGATCCGAAAAACGACGAGGAGCGTCTCCAACTCGGCGCAGCAGCGGCCGAAAGGGCGATGGCCTCACAAGACAACTAGGAGCGCTGATGCAGAACGCGACCGCCTTCCTGGCGGCAATGAAAGAGACGTGGCTCTCCGACTCGATCGAAAACTCGGTCTTCGTCGGTTCGCCGCTGCTCGATCAGTTCGTGAAACTCACCCCCGAGGGCGAAAACGGTGACACTTGCCGCGTCACCGTCCGCACCGGGCTCTCGGGTGGCTTCTCGGCGGTGCCCCGGGACGGTTCCTCGGAACTGAACGAAGGCACCAACGTCGTCACCAAACGTGCGGATTACCTGTACTCGCACAACTGGTTCGACGTGATCATCGAGTCGGCCGTGATCGACGAATCCGCGACGTCCGCCCTGGCAGTTGCGCAGGCGGTCGAGACGGAGCGTTCGGGCGCGGTCGACGGGATCAAACGGCAGTTGCAGCGGGGCCTGTTCTCGGACGGGTCCGGCATCATCTGCTCGCTCGGCGACAACGGGGGCGGCAACGTCGTCCTGCCGGTCACCGGGGATGGGGCCAACGCCCTCAAGCGAGGGCATCTGTACCCCGGCCTCAAGGTCGACATCGGGACGAAAGCCGACGAGGACAACCTCGTGGGCAACCGTGAAATCACGGCCGTCTCGGTGAAAGAAAGCACGATCACGATCAGTGGCGCGAACGTCGACACCGAAGAAGCCGGCAAATTCTTCGTGTCGATCTGCAACGCCCGTGCGGGTGAAAACTCGTTCGAGGTCGACGGGTTGCTGGCGATGCTCAGTGACACCACGACCTACGGCGGGATCAGCCCGACCGAAGTTCCCGGTTGGGCCTCGTTCGTCAACTCGACGGCACAGGACGTGTCGACGAGCCTCATCTACGAAATGGAAGACGAAATCTTCCAGACCTCGGGTGAGGAAGCCGATTGGTGCATCACGTCCGCGAAGCAGATCCGCATCGTGAGTGAAGAACTCCAGGCGCAGGTCCGCTTCAACGCCGGGGACGCCTACAACACCGGCAAACGGAACGGGCTCACCACCCCGAGCGGTACCTCGATCGAGCGTCACTTCGACTGCCTCGATCGGACGATGTTCATGTTGCGGAAAAAAGACCTCGGGTCGATCCGCAGCAAGCAGGGGCCGCAGTGGGCCTCGCCGGAGATGATCCGGCACCAGGAGGGGACCACGCGGTTCCGAGGCGACATGTTCTGGCGCCTCAACACCGCCCTCCTTCGTCGCAACACGCACGCGGTCGCGACGAAACTGAACTAGCAGCTCGAGCCGCTCCCCATTGCCGGGGGAGCGGCTCTTCTGCGTTCCGAACTTCCACGCCTTTCACTCGACCAAAAGGAGCCCACGATGGGTGTTGTTGCAACGGTTCTCAAGAAGCGCCGTGTCCCCGGCACGGAGAAGAAAACGATCACCAAGATCGTCTTCGACAACAGCTACCAGGCCGAAGGCGAGCCCTGCACGGCCGCGCAGCTCGGCCTCAAGAAGGTGACCTCGGCGATCTGTCAGGTGATCCACGGCTCAGAAGCCGAAGGGTCGCCGACCGCGTTCTACACGCCGGCCACGAGCAAGATCCACCTGATCGGCTCGAAAACCGGCAAAGAGGTCGCCGGCGCCGTCGACTGCTCCAAGGTCGAAGTCGAAGTCACGGCGTACGGGCACTAGGGCCGATGCCTGTCACCCCGGCCGGGCTCCACGTTCCGATCTCCCGCGAGGAGAGGATGCGGGCGCTGGATGCCCGGCGAGAGCAGATGGAGGCAGCCGACAACTCGAAGGGGCAACCCCTCGAGCGCGAGCTGCGCACGATCGACGACCGCCTTCGGGTGGTCTTCATTGAACCCCGCGCCGGGGAGCTGCACCCCCGCGAACGCGGCCCAGGTGTCGTCCCTGGCCGGTGGCACGTCAAGCTCCTCACCCACCCGCAGAACGCCTACTTCCCGATCTGCGGCGAGGACTGGGTCTACCGCGAGCCCGACCTCGCCCTGGTCGAGGAGCTCAAGAAACGGGACCTCTGGCGCCGCGGTGCGCTCGAGGAGATCCGCAACGCCGAAGAAGGGGCCGAGCGGGCGCGCATCCGTGCGGAGCTGCTCGAGGGCGAACAGCGCGAAGACGAAGTCGCCCTCGCCTACCGGGCCGCCAAGCGCGTCAGGGGCGACGGTGGCGAGCATCGACGCACCGACCGGGGCCACGACACCCACGTCCCCTACGCCGGCGGTGTGAGCTTCCCGAAGACGTCCGACTCTGGGCTTGTACTGCCAGCGGGTGCCTAGATGAACCGAGAAGAAATCCGCAAAGAGGTCGTCGCCCTCGGGGCCGAAAACATCGCCCGCGACGAGGGCGGCGAAGAGCGGATCAACCGCTGGATTCAGAACGCGATCGGCGAGATCTGCGACTTCAAACCGTGGCCTTTCCTCTTCGACGAACAGGAAGGCCCGGCGCCGTTGGCGATCGCCGAGCTCGGGCACGTCGTCGCCGTCTCCGACCTCCGCAACCGCAACCCGATCGAACCCGTCACCCTGAATCAGCTCCTCCTCGGCGACCCGAACCTCGACGGCGTCGGCAACGCCGAATACTGGTACACGGAGGACAACTCGACGATCAAGGTCTACCCGGCGCCGAGCGGCGGCGGCAGCTTTCGCGTCGACTACCGGAAGGTCCCGGTCGAGCTCGGCGACGGCGACGAACCGTTGATCCCCGCCCGCTACCAAGAGCTGATCATCACCCGCGTCCGCGTGGAGGTCTACAAGGCCACCGACAACTTCGAGGCCGCCGCCGAAATCCTCAAGGACTACGAACGTGTGCTCGACAAAATGGTCCACGCGCTGATGAAGCCCAACTACGACAAGGAGCGGCGTCAGACGCGGCAGGGCAAGCGGGGGGACTACCTCTAGTGCCGACGCCGCCCCGACCGATCCCCTTCACCAACTACGGGGGTCTGATCCTCAACAAGCCGCTCGACGACGTCGGCTCCGACAACGCGATCGACTGCCTCGACGTCGATTGGGACGCCTCTCTCTCGACGTTGCGCTCGAGGCAGGGTGCGGCCGCCTACTCGGCCGCGGATGCTGCCTCGAGCTACGACGTCCTCTTCGGGCATTCGCTCGTGCGGCTGATCTCCCGCCGCGGCGCCACGCTCCTCGCGATCAACGAAGCGGGCGGCGAGGTCGCCGGCAAAACGATCGCCACCAACGAAAAGCACGTCGCCTTCGCCAAGCTGGGGACGCCCTCGGCGAGCTACACCTACATCGCCGACGCCGAAAACACCCTCAAGCGCTACGACGGCTCCGACTTCACGAGCCCCACCGCCAAAGTCGCCGAAGCCGCAGGCGTGGCGATGCCGAAGGGCAAATTCTTGGCGGTGTGGCCGGACGGCGGCAACCGCCTGGTCGTCGCCGGCACCACGGCCGGGGGCGGTCCCGCCGGCGCGATCTCGAGCGGCTCGCATGTGTGGTTCTCCATGCCCGGCAACGGGGAGGAATACGAACCCACCGCGTTCGTCCAGCTCAACCCCGGCGACGGCGAGGAAATCGTCGGGTGCGTGGCCTTCGGCGGGATGATCTTCGTCTTCAAGGAAACCCGCTGCTTCATCTTCTACGGCGTCTCCGCGGACGCGAACGGGCAGCCGGTCTTCAACTTCCGCTCGGTCGAGCTCGGGACGAGGATGCGGCCTCCCGGCGCCAAGCACACCGAGAACGTGATCGCCGGCAACGACTCGGTCTACTTCGTCGCCGACGCCGGCGTGTTCGCCACCACGGGCGCGGAACCGTCCCTTCTCTCCGACGACCTCGAACCGCTCTCCCACTCGCAGGTACTTGTCGGCCCGATCGGCACTACCCTCGGCGGCAGGCGGTGGGTGAACGCCGCGGGGATCGCCTACCAGGGCGAATGCCTCTTCGTCGGGCTCGAAGAAGGCGGCGTCGTCGACCGGCTGATGAAGTTCGATCTGCGCAAGCAGGCGTGGACGATCTACGGTGCCGCGCTCAACTCCTTCGTCGCGTGGAACGAACAGACCAACACGCGATCGCGGCTCTTCTTCTCGGGGACCGGCGCGGGCAACCGGCGGATCTACTTCTACACCCCGGCCACCGACCTCGACGCCTCGGCGTGGAACCTTGAACCTCGCTGGCAGTCGGGCCTCTACGAACTCGAAGACGCCGACGAAAAGACCTTCGTGGGGACGAAGATGTGGGGCAGCGGGGAAGTGGTGCTCAAGGTCGCCGAAGATTACGGCGCGCTCGACGAAGGGATTACCTACGAGCTCGGGGTCGCGCCGGCGATCGGGCAGGATCAGAAGCAGCGGGGGCAGACGGCGACCCTCTTCTCACATCAATTCTCGGGCGATGCGCCGTGGTCGGTGCAGCGGCTCGACCGTTACCTGCAATCGTCGCGGGTCGCGGAGACGCAGAAGGGAAGTGGCTAGTGGCCTCGGTCGCGAAGTGGTACGGGCAGGCTCTCCTCGGGCAGTACGGCGCCACCGCGGCCCGGCGCGTCGATTGGGCGAATGACACGGTGAAGGTCGCCCTGGTCAAAGCGGCGTACGCGCCGAATCAGGACACCGACGACTTCTGGAATGACGTCAGCGCCAACGAGGTCGAAGGCACCAACTACACCGCCGGCGGCAAGGAACTCCTCGAAAAGGCGGTGAGCTATGACGCCGCGAGCAACACCACCCGGCTCAAAGCGAAAACGGTGGAATGGAAAGAAGTCACCGTCGAATATCGCTACGGCGTGATCTACAAGGTCGTCGGCACGTCGGCCGAATCGCCGCTGCTCGGGTTTATCGACACCGGGGGCACTCAGAAAATCGCCGCCGGCCTGGTCAAAGCGGAATGGGACGCGACGGACGGCACCTTCCGCATCGTGGCGGCGTAGGGGAGGCGGGCTGCCGTGGCCGGTTCTTTCATCTATTGGGTAGAGGGCACGGCGGCCACGATCGGCCGTTGCAAACTCGACGGCACCGAATCCAATACCGAATGGCTGAAAGAAATAGGTGGCGAACCTCACGGGATCGCGGTCGACGCGAACTACGTCTACTGGTCGAGTAAGAGCAAAGCCTGCATCGGCCGCGTCAAACACGACGGCACCGGACTCGAAAAAGAATGGTTGACGGGGCTCGGGACCGAACTTCGCGCCCTGGCGGTCGACGGCACCTACATCTACTGGACCCGTTCGGCCATCGCGGTCGGTCGAGCCAAACTCAACGGCACGGAAGTCGAAAAAGCATGGTTCACGACGGAAAACGCCAACGGTGTCTCGGTCAACGGCACCTACATCTTCCGTGGTGGGGCGGGGGCCAGTGGCGGCGTCTACAGGGCATTGCTCGACAAGAGCGGGGACACGCATCTACTCGAAGAGGTCGGGCCGGTCGGAGTGACGGTGAAGGGTACGAAGGTCTACTGGACGTCCTTCGCCGCCGGCCGCATCGGGCGGGCGAACCTCGATGGTACGGGTGTCGAAAAAGAATTCATCAAAGGCGCCGCGTCTCCGCGCGAGGTCGCGGTCGGTCCCATCTATATCTACTGGATCAGCGAAGGCGTGATCGGCCGTTGCAAACTCGACGGCACCGAAGTCGAAAAAGAATGGTTCAAACCGCCGACCAACGGTTTCGCCCTGGCGCTCCTTCTCGAAGAAGGAGAAGAAGAAGCCGGTGTGATGAAACCCAACGCGGCGTCGGCGACCGCCGGGAGCGGCGAAGGGACGAACGTCGCCAACCACGTCGTCGAAGTCGGCGAGGTCGCGAGCGCCGCGGCGTCGATGCCGAACGTCGAACTGGTCGGGGGTGCGATGCCGTCGCCGACCGAACAGACCCGAGCCGGGTTGCCGCTGCCCTTCCCGTCCGTGCTCGCCAACCCCGGTCGACTCGGGCCGCCGCGCTTCTCGTCCGCCGATCGTAAGACCCTTGGGATCGAACGCTGATGGCCGAAGCTGCCGGAGAACAGGATTTCGCCGCCCAGGTCGCGGGCATGGACGAGGAAGGGCTCCGCAAGACGATCGGCGAGCTCCTCGCGGCCAACGCCGCCACGCAGGCCAACTTCGACGAAATCAGGCAGCAGTTCCCGATCGACGCCTCCAACGTCGCCAACGACATTCCGGTGTGGTCGGAACTCGAAGAAGGCGGCCTCGAACCGCCGTCGCCCGAAGAAGGCGAAGGCGAATCGTTTGAAGAACAGCTCGGGATCGGGAGTGGTTTCGCCGACTTGTTGTGGGTCGAAGTCGCTGCCGCCGGCGGCGTCCTCCGCGGTGGCGAAGGGCTGACGATCGAACACCCTTCGACGGGGATCTACAAGATCTTCATGCAGACCAAAACGCAGGAAGACTTCGATTACCCCGGCTCGATCCGAACCCTCACCCCGGCGACCGCGGGCTCGCAATCGGTGGCGGCGAACGTGAACCTGATCGAAAGCGGTGGCGGCGTCAAAGGGTGGGAAATCGTCCTCGTCGAAAACGTCGCCACGTCGGCCAAGGTCAATGCGAACTTCCACTTCTCAGCCGCGAACCTGTCGGCGGAATAACACCCAATAGGAGGAAACACACATGGCACCTGTCACCCGTCCTCGAGCTCGCGGTCGTGGTCGCGCTCCCGGCGCGAACCCGATGCCGGGTGGAGGCATCGGCCGCAACAAAGGAATCGACCCCGGCTTCTCGCCGAATGCCGGTCCCGGTCGGAAAGCGATCGGCGGCAACGGCGGCACCGAAGCGCCGAAGGCCGGCGGCCGCGGTAAACGGGGCAACCCGAACGCCGCCGGCGGCAAAGGCAAACCGTCGATCGGCGGCTCGCAGCTCGTCGGTCCCGGCGGTCGGCAGCTCTCGGCGAAAGTGAAAGCCGGGACGATCACCGGGACGCAGGCGAAACGGACGCTGGGGCAGCGGCAGACGCTCGCCAAAGCGCTCGGGCCGAACTGGCGCGACAAACTGACGGTGGGCGGCAAGTCGTTCGCCCAGATCAACAAACAGCTCAAAGCGAATCCGAAAAACGCGAAACTCGCGGCGATCCGCAAGAAGCTGGTCACCAACCGGAGCAAGGTGCTCGACGCCGCCCGCGCGAAGAACAAAGGCGGCAGTAAAGAAGACGGGGCCGAAGCCGAAAAAGGCAAAGGCAAAAAGAAGAAGGAAGGGCAGGAATAGATGGCACGCGGCCGCGGTCCCAACTACGTCGCCAACGCAGCTCGTCGGGTCGCCGCTGCGAAAGCGCGGCAGCGGGGCCGTGGTCGCGTCACCCCCGGCAAGAAGGCCGGGAGGGGCAAGGCCGGGCTCGCAGGCGGTTCCTCGGCGGCGCCCTTCGACAGTCAGGCCCAGCGCGAATCGGCGGAACTCGGAAACGAAGCCGGCGACACCCGCGCCTCGCTGGCGGCGAAGTACGCATCGGCGCAGAACGAACTCGGCTTCGGCTCGGGGGCGGCCAACCCCTACAGCCGTTCGGCCGAAAACAAAACCGACCTCGCGAACAACACCCGCGGGATCACCAACACCGCCGGCAACCAGCTCTACGCCGGTTCGACCGCCAACAAGCAGTCGGCCACGCGGAGCGAATACGACAAAAATCAGAAAGCCCTCGAAGACAGCTACGCCGAAGCTCAGTCGGCGTACACCCGCGGGGTGGCGCAGACCGGCCGTGACGAAGCGCTCGGGGACGCGCAGATCAAAGAAGGGGCGATCAACCGGGCGGCGGAATCCGAACCCGCGCCCCAGGCGGTCGGTGCCGGTCGTGGTCGCAAAGCCGTCGTGCGCGGCCGCGGGAGGGTGGCAGGGCCGGGTGCCGATGGCCGCAACGTCCGCCGGCCGAATCAGGCTCGGGCCAACAATGCGAAAGCTCGCCAGATCAATGCCCGCGTCAACGCGCGGAACCGCGGAAGGGGGAGGGTCTGATGGCTCGAGGTAGAGGGCGCGGCAAGGTCGGCGCGAATCACGGCGGTCGTAACCACGGCGGCGGCGGCAAGAAGGCCCCCGGTCGCGGGAAGACGGGGGGCAACTTCCTCGCCCCGCGCTCGGAACGTCAGGCGACCAAGGCGGCCAACGCCGCGGCCAACACCGAATACAACCCCGGCATCCGCGAAACCCGTGAGGAAATCGCGGGCTCGCGGAAGCGGCAGGGGGATCTCGGTCAGTGGTACTCGCAGCTCGCGAGCGACTACCAGGCGGCGCAGGGCGCGGGCTCCGCGGCCCTCGCATCGGTGGGCTCGATCACCGCGGCGCAGGAGGCCGAAGCGGCGCAGCGCTCGCAGTCCGAGCAGGCCGAACTCGGCGCCCAGGACGAAGCCTTCGCCAGTCTCACCGGCGGCCCGAAAGACACCACCGGGCTCGCGACGATCGCCGCCGCCGGCGCTGCCGCCGAACGGTCACGCGTCGACGAAGCGAAGTTGCCCGTGAGCGAGCAGGCCAACTTCGTCGCCCGCCTCGGGAGCGACAAGGTCGCGGCCCGGCTGAAAGGCGTCGAATCCCGTCAGGAAGAGCAGCGACGTCGGGAAAAGCTCAAGTCGAACCTCGCCGCCCAGCGGAAGGAAAAGGGCTCGGCGCGGGTCGCGGGCAAGGAAAAAATCCGCGAATCGGATCGCTCCTACGCGACCGAACTGGCGCAGCTCAAACTCGCCAAACGGGAAGCTCGCACGGCAGAACAGGCGGCGGCCGCGTCGGCGGCACTGGCGCAGCTCAAGGCCAACCACGAAGCGACCGAGGACTCGATCGCCAACCGGCAGGCCCAGGAACGGATCGGCGTCTCGAGGAGCAACGCGAAGATCTCGGCCAAGAACGCTCGGGCGACGGCGAAGAATTCGCGGACGTCGGCGCGGGCGGCGGAAGCGACGGCGAAACACTACGAAGAAGAGAACAGCGGCAAGCTGTCGACCGCCGAAAAACGAGCTCGAGGCGAACACTCGGCCGACGCGATGGCAGCCGCCAAGGCGCTGCTCGGGATCAAGGTGCCGAAGAGCGCGAAGCAGTGGGCTCAGTTTGAAGCCGCGCTGATCGAAAAACTCGGCTCGAGCTACGCCGCCCAGGCCGCCGAAGCGGTGAAGAAGATCCGCTCGGCGCAGGCCAACAAGGGTCGACGCGGCTACGACAAGCGCGTCCGCAAAGGCGAAGCAGCCGGACCCCCGACGCCGAGGTAGAGAGGAGCGCACATGTTCGGTCCCGGCGAGCTCCCCGCCCACACCAAGACGAAGAAACGAAAGCGCCCCGGTCGAGGGCGCGTTTCGTCGTCCAGGGCCCACACGACCCCGCGGCCGAAACCGACGCCGGCGCCGAAGCCGAAAACGTCGCGGCGTCGATCGGCGACGACGGCGAAACCGTCGCGGAGCGATCGCGCGACGGCCCGCCACGAAGCGGCGGCCGCGAGGGCCGCGGCGAAGGCGGTCAAACTCAGCCACGCCTCGAGGCCGATCGAGACGCTCGCCAAAGCCGAAGCGAAGATCGCGCGGACCACCGATCGCAGGGAACGGGCGCGGCTCCGCAAATCCGCGGCCGGCCTCCGGCACGCCCTGGCGGCCGAGGCCAACTACCGCTCCTCCCAGCCGACCGCCGAAGGATCGCCCGACAAGGCGAACTTCCCGTACAAGGCCCTGAAGGCCGTCGCGCCCTCTGCCTACGAGCGGGCGCTGAAACAGGCCCGAGCGGGCGGACACGGCTCCTCACGGGGTCTGGGCGAACCGGAAGACCTGACCACCGCGATCACCCTCGCCGCACCTGGCGGCGGCTTCGTCGGCGCGCTCGGCAAGAAGGCGGTCGAGGAGGGTGTCGGCCTCACCGCCAAGGAGCTCGGCGACTACGCGGCCGGGAAGGTCGAGGCCGCCGGCGGCAAGGCGACGTTGAAAGCGGTGAAGGCCGGGTCGGCAGTCAAAGCGGGTGGTCGCCTGGCGGGCAACCTCGTCCGCAAAGCCGCCGGCAAGGAGACGGTGAAGGCGACGGAGTCGGCGGCCCGCAAGGCGGCCGAGGAGGCGATCGCGCGGGGCGAGTCGAAAGCTTCCGCCGCGGCGATCCCCGGCCTCAAACTCGGCAAAATCGCAGCCGGTCAATCGCTGCCCGTCGTGCGCGGCCACGAGGAAGCCCTCGTCCACAACCCGAAGGGCACCTTGAAGACGACGGCGCGGGCGATCCCCGGCCTCGTCACCGTCCCCGTCGCCACCGCGATCAAAGCCGGCACCACCGCAGGCCGCGCCGCGTCGGAGGGCGCGCACGAGCTCGGCATCCCCGGCGCCGCCGGCTACTCGGGCAAGGAGATCCTCGCCCCGGTCAAGTCGATCCCCAAGGAACAGCTCGCCTTCGCCAAGCAGGTTGCGAAGGTGGTCACCGCGTCGGACTCCAAGGAGGTCAGGAAGGAAGTCGAAGACAACCTCGGCCTGCTCCTCCCGATCACCGCCGTCCTCGGCGCCGACGCGCTGACGTCGAAATTCGGCAAGGGCAAGATCATCACCGGCGTCAGGAAGATCGCCGAGCAGGCCCGCGCGAAAACCGGCAGGGCTCACGGCGGCCGCGGGACCGCACCGCCGCTCGTCCTCGAGCGCACCCATCAGCGCAAAGGCTCGGCGCTCGCCGTCGCCAAAGGCCGTAACCGTCTCCACATCGAGCTACAGGATCGCCAGCAGCCGATCTTGAAAGCCGCTCGAGGGGCGACCGGGTCGGAGGTCGTGCGCAAAGGCGTCGGGGTCGGCAAGCGCGGCAAGAAAGTCGATCTGAAGATCCGCGAAGCCGACATCGCCAGCTTCCTTCAGCGCCACCCGATGCCCCGCGACCAGGCGGCCGCGCTCGCCGAGGTCAAGCGGATCAAGTCGCGCCTCAAAGAGCCGCCCAAGGGGATGAAGCTCGCCGAGGACGAACTGCACACCCGCGACGTGATCGACTTCATCGAACGGCACCCCGACGTGCTCTCCAACCCGGCCGTCCACGAGGTCGTCGCCGCCTATCGCAAACAGGGGAAGGCGGCCCGCGAAGACCGGGCGATCGCGCCGGAGCACAGCGAACGGGCGCGCTTCCTCTCGGCCGCCACGACCCGCGACATTCCCTTCCCCGAGGAGCGGGCGCCGCGGTCGGTGCGCGACATCAGCCGCATGACGCCCAAACGGGGCGAGCTCGCGAAAGACACCCTGCGCCGGGAAGCTCGAGAGGACCACGCCCAGGCGAAGAAGCTGAAGCGCTCGGCGAAGGCCCTGGTCAAGCAGGCCGAACGTCGAGTAGAGGGAGCTCGTCGACGGACGCTCCGCGCGAAGGTGACGGAGGCGAGCGTCAAAGGCGAGGCCGCGGTGCGCGTCTCCGACGCCGATCGTCGTCTCCTTCGTCGCGAGCCCGACTACGTGAAAGCGGTGCGCGCCCACACCAAGGCGCTCAAGGAGCTCCGCACTGCCGAGCGGGCCTACCGCAACCACACCAACGGGCCGAACCTCTACAAGGACGGCGAGCTCACCGCCAAGTCGAAGATGGTCACCAACACCGTGCGGGTGGCGACCCGGCGCGCGGAGGCGACGAGGAAGGATCTCGCCGCGGTGAAGGCCCGCGTCCTCAAGCGCGCCGACGTCGAGATCTCGAAGGCCGGGAGGGGCGACAAAGCGACCGCCCTGGCCCAGCTCGGCCGGGGTCCGGTCGGCGTCCTGTCGCGCCTCGAGGATCGTGGCGGCAGGGTCCTACAGGCGGCAGAGCATCAGGCCAAACTCGAAGGCGATCTCGTCACCGCCCGCGACCTGGCGAAGGGCCACGTCGCCGATGCCAAGGCCCTCGCGAAAGGCGCGGCGCGCAAGCACAACGCCGCCAGCGAGGTCGACCCGGCGCTGAACGCGGAGTTCGCCAAGGAGGTCGAAGATCGTCTCCGCGCCGAGGGCATCCCCGAGAGCGACTTCCCTGAGTACCAGCACGTCGGTCCCGGTCGCTCCCACGGCGCCCCGGTCTACGGCTCGAGCGGCTCGAAGCTGACGGAGTTCCCCGGCGCCTCGAAGAAACGCGCCGGCACCGCCGAGGAATTCGGGCTCGCCGAGGAGGGCCTGCGGCCGCTGATCCGCGAGTCGATCGCACGGCCCGTCGCCCGACGCGAGAGCTACAAGGCGGCCAAATCGGTGATCGACAACAACCGCTTCGAGCCGGGCGGGAAGAAGGAGTGGACCGCCGCCGAGGCCGACGAGCTCTTCTCCGGCTCGCACCCGGTGTTGTCGTCGAAGCAATGGATGAAGGTGCCGCGCCAGTTCTACAAGCGGATCTACGACGTGCTCGAGGGCAAAGGCCCCGGCAAAGGCATCAACGCGACCGACTTCAAGATGGTCGCCGAGCTCGAGCAGCTCAAGGGCAAGGGCGGCGTCAAAGGTTCCCACTACATGATCGTCCGCAAGGCCGCGATGGACGAGCTCGTGTCGCAGCTCTCCAACACCCTCGTCGCCCCGAAGATCGCCAAGGTGAACCGGGCGACGTCGTTCCTGATCCTGGGGACGTCGCCGGCGTGGGCGGCGATGCAGGTGGTCGCGGAGTTCGGTCAGTCGGGTGTCGCCGACGCGCGGGTGCTGAACCCGGCCTTCGTCAAGAAGGCGCTCGGCGCGTACAAGAAGATGGACCCGGCCAAGCGGCAGGCGTTCGACTCGTGGGTGGGTGTCACCAACCGCACCATCCAACGCGCCGAGGATCTCAAGCTCGATCTCAAAGCCGGCGATATGGACGCCGCCGCGAATGCGTACTCGACGCTCGAGGCGACCCCCTACGGCCGCTTCGTCCGCTCCATCCCGACCGCGATCTCACACGTCGACCAGTGGAAGGGTGGCAAGATCCGCGCCCTCACGGCGCTGGCGAAAATCGACCGGGACCTGAACGGCCACGTCAACAAATTCGTCCACGGGATCGGCGGCCTCGACCGCGATATGCGGGGCGCGCTCGAGGCGATGAAAGGCAAGCCGCTCCACGAGCAGGCGAATTGGGTGGCCGAGCACCCGAAGTGGGCGGCGCACTATCAGAGCTACCTCGACGACGTCATGGGGAACTGGTCGGCGTTGACGAAGAACGAGCGGATCGCGGCCCAGGCGATGATCTTCTACCCCTTCATGCGTATGTCCCTGCGGTGGACGTTCTACGCCTTCCCCAAACGGCACCCGATCAAGGCGGCGATCCTCTACGGGCTCGGCCAGCAGAACGCCCAGGAGGTCCACAAACTCCTCCACGGCGACCCGAGCTACTTCACGCAGTGGGCGATGGTGCCGATCGACCTCGGCGGCGAAAAGAAGCTGATCGACCTCTCGAGGATCGCGCCGGGATCGAACGCCCTGGTCGAAGCGCTCGGCGGCTCGAGCGAAGGTCCGAAGGGGATCGCGGCCGCCAAGCTCGCGCAGCCCGCGCTCGCCGCCCTCGGCACCGCGATCTACGGCGTCTCGCCCCTCAGCGGCAAGCAGGAACCGGGCTCGGGGTGGAGCGCCCTGGCGCAGCTCCTCTCGCTCTCGCCGGTG